CCAACTAGGGTTTGACGTTAGAGATATCACGAAATCGAACCTAACGAAGCAGGATTATCAAAATCTTGCAGATACGAACAAAACGGTAAATACTGACGAGATGTCAGAAGAACTAGCAAGAATCACTAAACTAGCGGGTGTGAACGAAGGCCTCACAGGCACAGCAAAACGTTCATACGAGAACCTAGACAAGACAAAATTAATAATCAGACACAAAGGCAAGGTTGACGAGACTGTGCCAGGTGCGAGATCAAGACAGATACAATCACTGTACATCGAGAACGAGGACGGTGAGAGGTTCAAGTACCCACTGACACACCTAGCAGGTGCGAGGGCGATGATGAGACACGTGGCCAACGGTGGAAGACCACACGACGAGTTCGGTGAACACATCATACAGACTTCAGAAGACATAGCGAAACTACAATCTTTTTCAAGATACGTTTCGAACAAGGATCAACTGAACGACAACGCAGGTGACATTATCGAAAACACGAAACTACAATTAGAGAATTTAAGAGAGTACATGAGAAATTTGTCAAAACAAGGTCACTATGAATCAAGTTGCAAGAGCTACAAGAAAGCAGAAGACCAAGTATTAGATGACGAGACCGTAAACAAACTGAGAGAGAAGTTCACAATGACCAACCTAGACAAGAGAGTGGAAGACGCTTTCCCACTTATCAACAAAGTAATGGCAGAATTAGAAAACGCAGGCAAAGAAGAACAAGTGAACGAACTTGACCCAGGCGAGGCACCAAAAGTCAAAGACACACAGCCGACAGTGCTAGGCAAAGATGTTGAGCCAATCGACGCACCGGTGCAACCACCAGTTGACCATGGCGCGATAGTGCAATCATTCCTCACAGATCCAGACAGCAAGATGATCCTAAGGAAGGACGCGGCGGCTGACAAGATGCTGAGGAACACAAAATTCACGAACAAGAACACGATGCTGAGCTCGATACTGGGCGACATCGCCAGCAGGATGCTGACCAAGTCAGGCGAGGAAGACAGGGTGGCCAACTTCGCTTCAAGGGTTGCGGATGAGATGGAACAGGAGAACAGTGCAAACTTCAAGCCAACTCCGGACTACATGAAGAACAAAAAGATAGCAATACAACTCGCAAAGAGATACATCGACGACTACAAGAAGATGGAGAAAGATCCAGAATACGAAAAACAGGTTAGGATGGAACCAGGTGAATTCAATCCCAAGAAAGATCTAAAAGGCAAGGCAAAAGAAACTGAAGCGTTTGAGTCATGGGCCGAAAACATAACAGAACAGAAACCCTACGTGTCAATGTACAGAGACGACAACGGCAAGATGGTGTATGACGTACTGGACAAAGACGGCAAGTCAGCGTTCAAATCATCCGACGAAGAACTTTCAACCAACTTCCTACGTAAGAACTACGACGAGTTGATGGGTAGAATGGCCGTGACGAAAGCAGACAAAAATTTAAACAATCCTGCATACCAAAAAATGAAGGCGGGAGATGACAGATACGCAGACAAGACCGAGGGCATGGGCGACAAAATAGCAGACATGGCACAGAGCATGAGCAAAGATGAATTCATGAGTAAAGCAGACGAACTAGGACTCACACCAGAAGAAGCCGCGGAACACTACGAGAAGATGCAGGGCGGTGCACACGCAGGTAAATTTGAAGGTAATCAATTCGCACAGGCAGTACAGAAAGCCAAAGCGGCGGGCATGAAGGCGGGAGACAAGTTCAAAGTTGGTGACCAAGAGTACACACTGAAAGATGCTATAGAGTTAGCAGGCCTACAGTTGGAAGAATTCTTCTCAGAAGAAGAAAGCGACGATTGGACAAAACTTATGAACGCAGTTGCTGAAAGATATGGCAAAGAGAAAGCAAGAGTGATCCACGATTATGCCCAATTAGGCACTGACAGCGGACCGGAACTAATGAAAGACCATGGCTTGACACCCGGAGACGGTATGGAGGAGAATCAGCGGGAATGGTTCAAGAAGTTTCCATGGTTGGAAAAATTAGATAAGACATCATGGATGGACCGTCTTATCAACATCGCTGGCGAAGGGCCGGACTATGGAACTCCAGTCTCAGAAGATCCCGAGTTGGCTCGTATCAAAAACCTAGCATTTTACCAATAATAGTAGTAGACTTTAGATAAATATAGTTGTATATTACGCTATATGTCTAATATACATTTAGGCACAAACAAACATAGGCACAATAAAGGAGGCTTACATTATGGCATCATTGGCTGAAATAAGAGCGAAGTTAAAATCTCAAGAAGTGAATCGCTCCACTTCATCAGGCGGAGACAACGCCATCTACCCACACTGGAACATATCGGAAGGTTCTGAGGCAGTCGTTAGATTTTTACCAGATAAGGATACGAATAACACATTTTTCTGGACCGAAAGGAACATGATCAAGTTACCGTTCGCAGGTATCAAAGGTCAGACTGATTCAAGACCGGTGACAGTGCAAGTACCATGCATGGAGATGTATGGGAAGACTTGTCCAGTGCTCACAGAGGTGAGACCGTGGTTCAAAGACAAGAGCATGGAAGACATGGGCAGAAAATACTGGAAGAAGAAGAGTTACATCTTCCAGGGATTTGTCACAACGAATCCACTAGCGGAAGACTCAACACCTGAGAATCCAATCAGAAGATTTATTATTGGACCTCAGATCTTCAACATAATCAGAAGTGCATTGATGGATCCAGAGATGGAAGAAATGCCAACTGACTACGTGAAGGGCGTGGACTTCAGAATAACTAAAACCACAAAGGGTGGTTATGCTGACTACTCAACTTCAAAATGGTCGAGAAGAGAAAGAGCGTTGGACGAGGCGGAGAGAGCCGCGATCGACACACATGGGTTACACAACCTAGGTGACTTCAGACCAAAAGAGCCAACCGAGGCAGAGGTGAAAATAATCAAGGAATTATTTGAGAAATCTGTTGAAGGTGAGGCTTATGATCTTGAACAGTACGGACAGTACTTCAGACCTGCAGGGATGGCCTACAATGCACCGCAAACACCAAAAGCGGAAGCACCAGCGGCTACAACAGCACCAGCGTCTGAACCTGCACCAGCACCAGTGACGGAATCTGCACCAGCACCACAACCAGCGGCGACTACGGCTCCTGCAGGCGACAGTGCCAAGAGGGCAGAGGACATACTGAAACTGATCAGATCAAGACAAGCAAAATAATCTGACATTTACCAAGGCCCAGATATTGACCATTTGGGCCTTGTGTAGTAATATAGAGTATGGATATAAAAAGAAAAATTGTAAAAGCAGTGGAATGGATATTGATTAAACAGATACCTGCATGGGTATTGATAGTGGCAATCATCCTTTGGATACTGCTGTAGGAAATAAATTATGACAAAAGTGTTTGACGCGACAAAATTTAGAAAAAGCATTACGAAATCAATTCAAGGACTAGGCATAGGGTTCAGTGATCCAACAGACTGGATATCGACAGGCAACTATGCACTGAACTACCTAATATCAGGAGATTTCAACAGAGGCGTCCCACTGGGCAAGGTCTCTGTACTAGCAGGAGAATCGGGCGCAGGAAAGTCATACATTGCATCGGGTAACATCATAAGGAACGCACAGGAACAAGGTATTTTTGTAATCCTAATAGATTCAGAGAACGCACTAGATGAAACCTGGTTACAGGCGCTGAACGTTGACACATCAGAAGACAAATTACTAAAATTAAGTTTATCTATGATAGATGACGTAGCGAAAACAGTTTCAGAATTTATGAAATCATACAAAGACGAACACGCAGACAACAAGGAAGGCGCTCCAAAAGTTTTATTTGTGATAGACTCGTTGGGTATGCTGTTGACACCAACTGATGTGGACCAGTTCGAGAAAGGTGAGATGAAAGGCGACCTAGGTAGGAAGCCTAAGGCACTTACAGCACTAGTTAGGAACTGTGTGAACATGTTTGGTAGTTGGAACGTTGGACTTATAGCAACCAACCACACATATGCATCACAGGACATGTTTGATCCAGACGACAAGATATCAGGAGGTCAAGGCTTCATATATGCAAGTTCCATTGTGATTGCAATGAAAAAACTTAAACTTAAAGAAGACGAAAAAGGCAACAAGATATCAGATGTGAGGGGTATAAGAGCGGCATGTAAAGTCATGAAGACCAGGTATGCCAAGCCTTTCGAAAGTGTGCAAGTGAAGATTCCATATGACACAGGCATGGATCCTTACAGTGGACTCGTGGATCTTTTTGAGAAAAAAGGTGTGCTGACACAACAAGGAAACAGGTTAAAATACATCGATTCGAATGGCAAAGAGCACTTAGATTTTAGGAAAGCATGGACAGGTGATAAATTAGATATGCTTATGGCAGACTTCACAAAAATTGCTGGAGAGCCAGATACAAAAACAGAAGAAAAGAGCAATGATTGATTTTACACACGAAGATATTGAACGTCTATGGACATCGATTATACACTACGTACCGGAAAGACAAAAATCAGATATGGCAATTGACTTCATAAAAAGTTTAGAAGACATCGGTGTTGAGCACGACGAAATCAAAGCATCAGCAGAATACGACCCTAAACTTGAAGAAGCGATTAGGACCGTGTTTGTAGAAGACGATGAAGAGTCAGACGGATACGGTGAAGATGACTAATTGGTATTTTGAAGTAAGCAGATCACTAGATAAGATTCCAGATTGCACAGCATACTTTGACAAAGAATTAATCGAAGCAAAGAAACAATGCAGAATATACGGAAATCTTGAAAAAGCATCAGCGGCATTGCCAGGTATAGTAGAAGAACGTTTTGGACAACTTCAACAACTAGAGGCTATACTTGAATACCTAAATATAGAACTTAGAAGATTGAGGTCAAAAACTTTTAAAAAATTCTTAGAGAACTACAACCGGGCACTGTCAAGCAGAGACGCAGAAAAATATGTTGACGGCGAGGACGACGTTGTGGACCTAACAAAGATTGTCAACGATTTTGCTTTACTACGTAACCAATGGCTG